CTTACGTTGCTGTATCTTCCAGTTGACATCAGCTAGTGTGAAGTCTTCTACTTGCTTGTCGGGAAAAATACGCATTAGTTGTTTTAGTTTTTTAATAACGTGACGCATTCCAAACACGCTACAGTATTTAGTTCCCATACCCCAAACGTGGGTCTGTGTTGGAAGCATCTGAGCCAAATTAGTTTTATTTACTTTGTTAGCTTCGTCATCCGACAACAGCGACTTAACCCACGCAAGTTGTATAGTTTCAGCGTGTTTCCGTATACGCTTACTTAGTCTTCTATTCATAGTACCTCTTCTACTTTGGGTTCTGCTACGACTTCTGTGAGGTATGCATACCCTGTAGAGTATTTAAAAGTCCTTAGACCTGCACCATCGTTAGCATCCTTGTGACATTCGTGTTTATACTTACAGTACGAACAACCTTTAGGCAATCTCATATTACCTTTTTTACCGTCAGGCACAGGAGTATAACATAGTTCTGGAGGTTTGTCAAGCTTTAAATTATCACGTAGCGTATTTATTGTAGTCTCTATATTAGGTTTATCTAAGTCATCAGGCTCAAACATACACAGTTCACCGTTCTCCTTGTTGATAACCAAGAACCCACCACCGTCTGTACCCTCTGCTTTCTCGTAACCTGCAAGCTGTCCGAGATAACCGAATGGGTCATCCGAATTTAACGTGCCGTTCTTAAACTTCTGGAACGCAAACCTAGATGCAGACTTAACATCTACTACCTGACCGTTAATCTTACAGTCCATGTGACCTACGATGCCGTTTACTTCTACTTCTTTTTGCTCGTCAGTTACTTCATGTCCTGCCATACGTACAAGCATAAGTACAAGCTCTTCGAGTATGTGTCCATACAAGAACTTAATCTGAGTAGGACCATCTACATCTCCTTTAGTATCTTCGTCACGCTTCTCAAACCACAACTGTCGCTGAGGTTTACCTACGTTAGACATACGAAGTGTGAAGTCTGTGTCACGTTTACGTGGAGTAGCCCAATGCATGATAGCTTCTTTCATAGATGCCATAGTTTCATCAAGCGCCTCCTCCGTTATTGGAAGAGGCTCACCCTGTGATACACTTTCTAGCATCTTATATATGTCAGGTACTACATTTTTAAGCGGCTTCGTGCTCATCTTCTATCTCCTTGAATGCTTTGATTACATCAGATGAAAACAACTTCTGCAAGTTTAGCAGATACATCTGGCTTGCACGGTTGTCACCGCCTGATACAGTCTTAAAGCTATCTAGTTTCTTTACAATCTTCTTGAGTGTCTTAGTATTAAACACAAGTGTACAGTATTCGTCATCACCAATACATAGATTATGAAACCAGTAGTCCGACTCGGTTGCATCAATACCTGATGGCTTACCATAAGACTTATACTCAATGCAGATGTTACCAGTCTTCTGCCACAAGTCACGCTCGGATTTTACTTCTATCTTTTTGTTAGTGAGCATATCCGCAATCTTATCTTCACGCACAACTCCATACTGCAAATCAATATCAAACTTCTTTCTGTCTTCTTTAGTGGGTTTCATGCCAACCATCTCCGATGTTGTAGTCCCCATCAAGAGGACAGTTTAAGTTTAAGTTCTTACCTGCCTGTATTATAGCTTCAATTCCTAACTGACCAACCTTGTCCGCTACTGATGGACGACACTCTATCTGCCATTCATCGTGTACATTAGCTACTATCTTAGCATCAATACGCTTGAGCCATAGATTGTGCTCAAGTATAACCAATGCTTCTTTCATAACTATAGCGCCTGCACCTTGCAACAATGTGTTGAGAGCAGCGTGTTCACTTCGTACAAAGAGCTTACGTCCGTCCAGACCTTTTAGAAATCCTTTCTTGCTCTCTCTTTGAACTCGTTGGATAAGCTGTTTAAATGATGGTAAACTATCAAGAAACTGTCTTCGCAGTTGTTTACCGACTGCCTTGCCTCGCTTAGCCACTGACCCAAGCTTTGCATCTCCTGCTCAGTATAAGAGGGCATAGATGAAAGTCTTTGCCTGATTTCTAGATTCAAGTCCTGCAAGCTTTTGGTTAGTTGTGTGAATGTCTCCGTTGAGTATTTCATTTGTATAGTCCTCATCGTTCATGTAATGTGCTAGCATTCTTAGCTCTAATCCAGAAGCATCAATGCCGACCAGTTTGTTACCAGACTTAACAGTCCAACAAGCTCTACACTCTTCACCATAGGGTGAGTTAGTGCTAGGTACTTGTGCCGTGTTAGGGTGGCTGTGTGTCATACGTCCTGTTACTGCACCGTTAGGATTGACGTACCCTCGTACCCTGCCGTCAGGTTCTACTGCCTTAATCCAACGGTTGACCTGCGCTAATCGTTTCTGTAGCATCAGGTACTTAGCTATCATCTGTGCTTCGGGTATGTCTTTAACCTTAGACAGTGTACCCTCGTCAACTATCGGCTGACCTGTTGGTGTATAGTTCTTAGGCTTCCAACCTGCCTCGACTAGATACTCACCTATCTGTTTACGTGAGCCTAGATTAAAAGGTATCTCTGTCTCACGCCTGATGGGTTTACCGTTTAACTCCATCTCCACCCACTCGTCATCGGTAAGGCGAACACCTTTATCGTCTTGGTCTTTAGCAGTCTTAGCTAGCCTGTTAGTCTTAGTATACTGCGGACTAAGAATCTGTACGTTTACACGAGGCTTGAATGTTTCATGCACTTCAGACTCAACTGCGGCTAGCTTCTCTTCAAACAAAGCTACAAGAAGCATAGCCTTACGCATATCAAACTGAAAGCCGTTGGCTCGTTGTTGCTCTACAATTCTAGCTACATCATGTTCTAGTCTGACTGACTGACCAGTAAATCCACGACTCTCCTTGCGTAGTTCGTTATAGACTTTAGTATTGAGTATAACATCACGCTTACAATACTCTAGCATCTCTTCGCAGTACGCATCCCACGCACCGTCTGACTGACCATAGCTACCCTTGTTGTATCCTAAGCGATAGCCCCATGATTCTAGACCATGACCACCCTCACGAGTAGGCTTAAACAATCTAGACAGTACAAGTGTATCTACAATCTTCTTGTCAGATAAATCTATACCCTCTACTTTCTTGAGGGCAGGTAGGTCATAGCCAATGATGTTATGACCTATAAGTTTTGTTGCTGACTTCAGGAATAAGTAACCTGCTTCGAGCTGTGTATTGTCAAACGTAAACACATCGCCTGTGTCTACGTCTTGTGCAACAATACAATATATCTTAGTAGGTTCTAGTCCATCAGCCTCAATATCAAATACTATATTCATAGTTCATCTCCATCAAGTTCTGCATAGTGGTCATCGTTAGGTATCTCTGATAGCCTGCCTGTCTCTGTGTCGTACAGTAGACCGCAAGCCACACCAACATCACCAGTGTATCTAGACTTTAGTACACGAACTTTGGTGGTAGATGCCTCTATAATATCTTCTGATTGCTGATTACGCTCAAGAGATATAACTGCATCAGATAGCTGAGCAATCGACTGACTACCACGAAGATGTGATAGACCTGTCTCAATACCATTCTCATGTCCACGATTACCATCGACACGCCTCAAGTGAGACACCAGTATCATACCAACACCTGTCTCTTCTACAAGGGAGCGCAGTCGGTGCATGATACCGTCAATAGCTTTACGCTCATCACCATCTAGTGCTTGGAGTACAAGCATGTGTAGATGGTCAACGACAACCCATTTACAATCTAACCCCACAATCAAGTAGCGTAGCTTGCTGAAGATGTCTTCAAGATGATTGACACCGAGGTGTGCATGAATCCAAACACGACCATCGTTCTCATCCATGAATACTTTCTTGTAGGTTTCGAGAAGTTTCTCTTCGCCTATATCTTCTTTGACGCTGTTGAGGTGCAACTTAGCGTTAGCTTCGATAGACATAATACCCTCAGCTGTACGACTCCAGTTCTCCTCTAGTGCGACAATACCTACGTTGTCTTCGGTGTGGTTGATAAGCCAGTGTTCAATCTCTCTAGTAACACTAGACTTACCTAGACCAGTACCACCTGTCAGAGTGACCAACTCACCCTGTCGCATACCCTCAAGCTTTCTGTTCAAGCCATTCCACGGATATGGTATAGAGTCTTTCTTCTCTGTCTGTAGCTTGCGATAAGCATCGAGCTGAGTAGATAGATTCAATATGCCTGACGGTGTATACGTCTTGGCATCCCAGAAAGCACTGACGAATGCTGTATGCTTTCTAGCTTTGAGCATATCGTTAGGGTCTTTGTAACCCTCTGGTAGTGTCATAATCTTAGCCTTGTTGGGAGTAAGAAGCTTAGCTATTTCCTTAGCACCTTTCTTACCTGCATCGTCTGAGTCAAAGCATATAACTACAGTGTCAAACGATTCCAAAAACTCTAGGCTATTCTTAACATCACGAGCACCTCCTTGTGCTCCTGACTTGATAGATACTACAGACCATTTACTACCTAGCAGTTCGTATGCTGCCATAGCATCACACTCACCCTCGACTAGAGTAATAAACTTACCGCCTGATTTGAAGAGCTGTTCTCCGAACAACCCTGTTTCTTTGGAGTTACCCTGCCACACAAACTGTTTATCCTGTTTGCGTATCTTTGTGGCTACTTGTTCTCCGTTACTAAAGAAAGGATAGTGATGGCTTGTAACTTGACCACCGACTGTAGTAGTAGATTTAACGCCATACTTCTTGGCAGTCTCTAAGCTAATACTACGGTCTGTTAGTGCGTTAAAGCTAGCACCATCCTGCTTCGGTTGATACCTTGTAAAGTCCGTTACGGTATCTTGTTGCACTTCCGATGTGCCATATTGTTTAAAATAAGTATTGCAACTAAAGCAATACGCAGACCCGTCATCGTTCTTCGATACTGGGTCGCTACCTCCGCACTCGTGGCACGGTAGGTTATGTTTAACAAATGGCATAAGCACCTCTTAGTTAGTTTCTGGTTCTTCTTCCGTATCCTCTACGATTGCTTCGTCCGTGAGTTCAGCTTCAAACAGAGCTTTGATATGCGTAGCTCCTGCTTGCATTACCTGTATCTGTTTGTTTAGCTCTTTGATTTTTGTTACGCTATGCTGAATGAGTTGGAACAATCCCTGTCCCTGCTCACCCAACAACGACACATCATAAGATGTGCCATCGTCAGTTTTATATGTGTAATGCATTATAGTTCATCTCCCATGTCGTCCTCTACGTCAAACTCACCACCGTCAACTGAACCGACAGACACTAAGTCTAACACTTGCATTGCTTGGAAGTCTAAGCCCTTAAAGGTTTTGCCTTTCCATACTGACTCCCACTCCTTGTACTGAACCTTAACCTTAGAGCCATTACCTACACGCTCATCAATAGGGTTCTTCTGTCCGTCTACTAGCTTAGGTGCAGAGCGAACCATACCATTAGGTCCATTGACTTTACGCTTGATTACGATAGCTTTACCCTCGTCCATATCTTTTGTAGGGAAGCCACGCTTCTCAAAGTCACTAGCAGTATCATCATCAACAACTAGATTAACCGTGTATACGGGTTCATAAGTTGTATTCGGTGTTGTTACACTTGCCCAATAAGCTGTTCCTGTTACTATTGCCATATCATTTTCTCCATGTGGTTAAAAATTAAAAAGGTATTATACTGATTTAGATTGCTGTTGTCAAGCACTATTTTGGATAAACGTGAGTTATTTCTATTAGTGCTGACACAAGAGTAGCGCCTACAATTACATCAATAGACGCTCCCAAAGCATATAAACTAATGCACACTCCCGCTGTGGTTATCAACTATACTACTCCATTGTTTAAGTTTAGATAATTTACTTTCAACTGCTTCCTGTAAAGGTTCTTCTTCTAAGAAACCATACTCAAGAAGCAGGGAAACCATACATAGAACATCCCCTGCCTCCTGAAGTATATTATCTAGGTGCTTAATCTCATTACCGAACCTGATAATTTTACTGCAAGCCATGCTTAACTCCGAGCATTCTTCCATAGTTATTACTAGAAGCTCACGCTCTTGTGGTGTTAACTTGTCGCTAAGCATTATGCCGCCCTTGCAAAAGCTTTACGCACAATCTCTTGGCGGTTAGCTCTGACCGAAGCAATGTTTCGGTTAGATGCTTTGGTGTACGCACCTGAGTGAGTAGACCAATCTGTAAAGGCATTGTACAAAGCCCAACGATTCTGACCTAGACGTACTTTATATCTATGGAAAGCATCCCAGATATAAGCTACGTTCTTACCAGTGCCTCTGTTCCTGTCAACAACTGCTGATGGCGAGTGGTGCTGAGACTCTTCGATAAGCTTTGGTGAGCCTACGGCATGGCATATTTCTTTGAAAGCTTGGTCAGAACTAACGTACTCGCCCTGCATATAACTCCACAAGTCTCTTTCATTGCTGAATACATCTAGTGCTTTGACGATTAGGTTAGCACCATGCTCTACGTTGAGGCTCTTGGTGTGCTTAGCTTTATATACAGCTACCTCACCACTAATGAAGACCTGTAGATTTGTACAAGCAGACTGTATAGCTGCGGCACTAATCATAAACGGGAATGTGCCGTCAATAGAACTAGTAGCAAGTAGGCTGAGAGACGCTGTATCTCCATCTGGAGTCTCATAAGTATGAGCAGGTAGAGTATATTGGACAAAGCATCTAGCACCGTCATGCGAAGTTCTAATGGTTTCTTCGATGTCTCTGGTGTTTAAATCTGAACGCTCAATGATAGAACGTGTAGAGTCTATCATCTTTCTAGGTGCTACTGGTTGATAGCCATGACCATGAACTCCTAGCTCTTGACCTGTATCGGTGCGATAGATAACAGACTTAGAGCTTTGCTTGGTAGCTGTACCTGCTCCATCATTAACCCAACAGCTATAAGTCAATGGCGTTGAATGTATATTGAAATCTGCTGACCCATATCCCTTATCTCTAAGGGACTGGGTAGCACCGTAGTTCTGAAACATAGGTGTTATGTTAGACATTAGCTGACTCCTTCGATGCCGTTGATGTCTTTAATGTTGTTGAAGCTGATAGCTCTAGAGCCACTGTGCTGTAGATAGAAGCCCCACTTGTAGCAGTGTAAGATATTAAAGCACTTACCCTTGCTCATTTCGAAGCGGTTCTTAGAGCTTCTGCGTCTTACAATAAAAGACTTACCGAATAGTTTACCGTTTTTCTTACCGCTAAAAACGAGTGAATGTACTGCTGATGCTACAAAGTTAAACAAAGTTTCCATAGTGTTACGCCTCGTGTTTTAAGATTAAGTTTTCGTTTTGTGTCTGTTCAAATGCATATTGGTCGGCATAGCCATCTATATAATCTGGGTTGCCGTTGTAATCACAGGGTAGTCCATCAATACAATCTTGTACTCCTCTATCATATTCGCTCATTAGTTCTCTCCTTTGACATATTCTCTATATCCTTCTTCAACTATTATTCGAGCAATGATGTAAGCACCACCATGAAGTACACCCTCTGTGCTAGCTTCATCATAGCTATGACAATAGATATGTTTAGACGGCTTGCCTTCGTACAATAACTCTACCGACCATGATGGTAGCTTATCGGTTGTCGAGTTGTAGATAGTCATATTCTTCTGCCTCCGACTTATATCCTTCAAGTGCTTCTTTGGGTAGCATCGACAGCAGTTCATATATCGGTGCTAAGTCTTTGTTTTCTATATCTTTTTCAATCTGGTTGATAACATCTAATACTAAATCTTCCATAGTCTTATACCTCGTGCCATACATGGGTTTCGCTATTCTCATAGCCACCGATAATGTTATTCATGTTCTGTAATTCTTCAATTACATCTTGTTTACTGAAGCCTCTGTTGATAGCATTATCACCATAGACTTCTTCGAATACTGCTTCAATAAATTCTTTATTAGTCATAACTATATCTCCTGTACGTCTTTTATTTCACAATCAAACGAATCCCAAACCTCATAAGTCTTATCGTCATAATCACCTTGATAAACTTTATCTCTGGCTTCTTCGGGGCTTTTAGCCTCAACATCATAGCTATACTCTACTGTTTCAGTCATATAAACTCTAAATTTTTTCATAACTCTATTCTCCAATCAAATAAGTGTAGTGGACTTCGCTAACATGGTTAGCATCTTGCCACCTGTTAGATTTTGTAGCTAGATTCTCACACCATGAGTTCCATAGATTATCACAACCATAAGCATGACACAAATCTATATAGGTTCTGGTTCGTTGGTCGTTAGCTTCCATAGCTTTCAAAGTCTTAGGCTTTGGATTCAGCTTCAGAATCTTAGGGTCTACGTTGTACATCTTAATGTTATGAACGTCCATACAACCAACCATTCCTGCTATTAGCTGACAGCAGAACCCTGCTTTAGGTAAACCTAAGCCGTCAACTCTAAGGAAGATTGTCATCAGGCTGAAAGCCTTTTCGTCATAGCTCTTACCAGAGTTAAGGACTGCTTTGACTTGGGCAAACATCTTATGTTTATTCGACATAAGATATTCATAAGTCTTAATCTTGTTGCCCCAAAGAAACTTGGAGTCTAACTTGTTAGCTCTAACGTCAGCCATCTGCTCACCGACTGACAACCAGTTCTGTTGGATTGATAGAACTACCATGAGTACAGTATCTGCCATGTTGTTAGCATTACGCTGAGAGTATTCCTGAACCGCTTTACAGTGAGTGTTGAACATCGCCATCTCCTTTTGTGAAGAATAAATAATTAGTAAGTTCGTAAGAAACTTACTTACTAATTATTTATCTTCATTTTAATTATCTAATTGATTTAGTATTAAAACTTTCTACAGCTTCTTCGAAGGTTAAATCGTAATGTCCCCAGAATATCATACAGCCATCTTCAAAGCTAACATCATGGACTGCATAGCAGTTATCTTTAAGTCTAGGGCTTCGTATCATAGATATAACTACCTGCTTCTTATCACAATATCTAACAACATCAGCATCAATAGCTATATCTAAATGGTTTGAAACTTGCATAAGTCTATTCATTGTATTAACTCCTTACAGTGTATTTCATAATCTAAAGCTATGGGATAATCTTCTGAAATTTCACTATCTTGCAACCAATCCCAAACCATATCTTCGGCTTCTATATTACTATTAGCATCAACCATTATTGAGCCATTTTTAGAACCAGTGTAATATACTTTATACTTTTTCATAACTCTATTGCTCCTTTCTGAAGTAAGAACCTATTTGTACATCATCATAGCCTATTCGTTTCCAGTCATCAGCTATATCCATAGCTTGTTGTTTATTAGATAACTCTGGGCTTACTTCCATACCACCAACCCAAACTGTATAGACTTGTATATCACTTTCTAAAAACTTTTCCATAACTATATACCTCGCTCGTTGAATAGATTTATATTATACAGGACTTCCTTGTCCGAGTCAAACGAATTGACTATTTACATAGTCAAAGCGTCAAGGATTTTGTCAAGCTTTCTGTCGAGTATATCTACTCGTTTCTCAAGTTTCTGCATTTTCTTGTCGGAAGCCGTAGGCTTAGCAGTAGATTTAACTTCTGTCGCCTTCCCCTTCGGGGTAGCTTTCTTCGAAGACTTAGCAGTCTTTTTAACTGTCGAAGCCTTTGGCTTCTTGATGAGAGACATGAATTGTGGTGGAACACAATCCCACTCAAACCACTCAGTGGCTTCGCCATGAGTCATATAGCTATCGCTATCCTTGTAGTGTTTGTTCAATATAGCATTGAACACTTTGGTTAAGCCATATCTCTCCGTAGGAGTCTTACTAGCTATATTAGCGAAATGACAAGCTACTCCGTAGACTTGACGTTGTGTTGCAATTTGATTGTTGTCGATTTTGCTGAAAGTTGCTGAAGCCATATTAGTTCTCCAAAATGTAAAAGTTGTTAGTTTCGTTAGAAACTTACTAACAACTTTTTCATTTGGAGAACTTAGTAGACCTTTAAAGACATTTTAAAGTCTTTAAAGGTCTAAAATTTGTTCAAAATTTATTATAAATAAATTTCGTGTGCGATAGAATTATGGGAGACTTTAAAAGTCTCAAGAGTGGATTTAAGCGAAGCTTAGAAATGCTTGTAAGTCGTTGAAATTTTTGGAGATTGCCAAGTAAAGCGTAGCTTTAAAGACTCGAAAATCTTTGCCCTAGTTTTGTAAACTAGAGAGTCTGTAAAATCTTTAGAGATTTTCAAGGGTGTGCGCTCGATAGATTCTTTAGAATCTTAGAAATTTTTGAAGTCTTGAGAGACTTCAAGGGGGTGGGCAAGTCGCCATAGGGGGTACTAGGGATATATACTCAATCTTATACATTTTTGGAGGGTGTAGCATGTAAACCAGACAGGTCCGCAGCTTCATAGGGCTTTAAAGGCAAGAGCTAAAAAGCGGGTACATAGATAAGCATGATAAGCCATGCTCCATCATCTATATATAACCCGGGGGGCTATATGTATATTATACCCGTAGATTCGCAATCTGTCAAGAAATTTCTTCTTTTTTTGCCTTTCCCTTAGAAAGTGCTTGACAAACCTTAATATTACGGGTATACTATAGAGTATAACTATACTTTTATAGTTCGCATAGGTTCATGCGTGAAAAGAATCGTAGAAATCCGATTAGGAGATATACGATGACTAAAGAACTAGTATATATTTATAGAGGCGTAAAATACGTCAAAACAATACAGGCATAAATGGATGGCAGAGAAACAACTCACTACAAAGCAGCAATCATTTTTAGATAATCTTACTAGCTGTGGTGGTGATGTAAAGACAGCTGCCGAACTTGCAGGATATGCAGAAGGTACACACTACGCTGTAGTTAAAAGCCTCAAGTCTGAAATACTAGACATGGCTTCTAACATAATGGCACAGAACGCACCTAAAGCAGCTTCTAAGCTTGTTCAGATTATGGATAGCCCTGAACCAATACCCCAAGCTAACATGCGTATACAAGCAGCACAACAGCTTCTAGACCGTGTAGGCTTAGGCAAGACAGAACGAGTTGATGTCAATGTTAATACAGGTGGTGGTCTATTTATAATCCCTGCAAAACAAGAGGTGATTATAGATGGAGAATATGAGGAGAACGAGTAGCACTATACCGTTTGGTTACAAACTAAACGAAGACAACTCAGAGCTACTAGATGCAATACCCGAAGAGCTACAAGCTCTAGACAAAATACTACCACTAATAAAAGACAAGACATTGAGCCTACGAGAAGGCAGCCTGTGGTTGACACACAAAACAGGACGTTCAATATCGCACATGGGGCTAAAGAAAATTGCAGAAAGAAAATGATTGGGACATTAACCCCGACAAGTACCTCAAAGACGAGGACGGTAACTTTAAACTAAAACGTGACGGCACACCTCGCAAGAAGGGTGGCAGAGCTAAAGGTTCAAAGGGCAGGGGTTATAACTACCACTCAGAAACTAAAGCAAAGCTAGCTGCTAAAAAGAAAGTAAAAGAAAAACAAAAGAAATTAACAGCAGCACAAAAGAAAGTTGACAATTACAAGAAGTCTATAAACGCAACAAAAAAGACTCTCAGCAAACTCGAAAATGAGAACGCAGATAAACTCATAAGCGCCAACGAGTTGGATGACATCCCACAAGACTTGCAGTCTGAAGCACAAGCGGATGTTATCTTTGTGGCTAACGCAGGTCCTCAAGAGGATTTCTTGGCAGCCGGTGAAGTAGATGTATTATATGGTGGTGCTGCAGGGGGTGGTAAATCATACGCAATGTTGATTGACCCCCTCCGTTTTGCACACAGAGGTGCACACAGAGCACTAATACTCAGACGCTCTATGCCAGAACTGCGAGAACTAATTGACAAAAGTCGGGAGCTGTACCCAAAAGCATTTCCCGGCTGTAAGTACAAAGAAGTAGAAAAGCTTTGGAACTTCCCAAGCGGAGCTAAAGTAGAGTTTGGATTCTTGGAGCGTGACGCAGATGTATATCGCTATCAAGGTCAAGCATA